GTATCCTTAATCTTGCGTCTCCGCTTGACTTTCACGTCCAGCTCGTTAGGAAGATAGAGGCAACTAGTCTCGATTGAAAGCCCGGCCCTCCCTTATATTGTCATTGATTATTACTATGCCATGCATTAAAACGTTCAGCAGAGTTCTTCGTTGTAAAGCAATTGGCCCCCGGAAAACATGCATTTGAACCTCACGCTCTCTCACTAGCTTCTCAGCATTACGGTACATACTTGAATAAAAACTTGTATAGGGTTGACTCCCAATATAAATTGCTTTCTGCCCAACTCCTCTGGCTAACCTCTCTTGGTGTATATACGTGCTCCCTCCAACTTGCGACGCCTCTTTTAAAAATTCATCCATAGCCATCTGTAAGGTCATTACATCTTTTTGGATCCGCGGATTGGATGCGTGGTGACCTGGAACGTAAATATCATAACGACTTATATAATCAGTTGCCAAATCCACGCACAGAAGAAAGGACTCTCCGCTATGATATGGACCAATCACATGAAACATAACAACATAGTCAGAGTCCCATGGCGCTGTATAAAAATGAATTGCTGGTCGACTCTTTTTCGGAATATGCAACGCAGCTTTTACCGTCTGTGGTATTGTCGTCCCTTTCCCGCCTAACCTTAAACTTTCTTGATGTGCCGCTGTTGTAATTATTGGAACGACGTTTTCTGATAGATGATCTACTTCTCTTTTAATTGAATCTACATGTTCGATCTTTGATTCAAGGATTTGCATCAAATGTTGTTCCTCCAAGCTATCATCCGCTGTGAGCATCACTTCCAACGATCCTTGCGTAATGGCTGGCAAAACGACATGATCCATGGGCAAATTACCCATCTCAGCGATAAGCTGTCCTAGCCTATACATTTGTACTACTCCTCTCCCAGTGGCAATACCAGTTGCGAGCGTCTCACCTACCAGTGGAACCTCAGCTGCCAAATGTTCCGCTATTTCTCCTGAAATGTCTAAGGTCTGCTCGACCGCCTCTTCAATTAATCCATCACGCTCTCGCGCAATCATTGATCGTAGCGATTCATAATTCGTTGCCATAGCATTGAGTATTGCTTTTTCCTCTGAGGATCTATTTCGTTCTTCTTTCTGCAAAACATGCCTTAACCGTTTCAATCCTTTCTGGTCGATCTCGACAACGTGTGACAACGCCTTAATAGCTGATTCTAAAATTTCTATCTCATTTTGTTCAATCTTACCGTTATTATGTACTTGTTTTAAATGGTTTTCTATTTTAGTAAGCTCTGTATTTATAGGTGCTAACTTCGACTTAACTACCGTCGCCATTTCAGCCCTCAGTTTATCCGACTCAACCTTATCTTTAATTTCGTCTAGCTGGGCTGCCATCTGATGCTTGACTGGATCCAAAGGATCGGTTACTATATCATGTGTTCCTAGTACATTTGTAACGACCGCTTTCTTGACGTTTTCCCCTAAACTTCCTCCTGTTAAGACCGTCTGTGCTGTTCCCTGAACTAATCCTTCAATCGTTCGCTGTCCAACCTCGCTTTCTGCAAAACGTGTGACTCCACTCGCAGCTGCCTGTAAAATTGTTTTTGTAATATCACTTTTAGCTGCCCGTTTTATACCGGTTCCAAACTTCGAGATGGCGTTGCTTATCTTCCCCATGGCTGCGGTCCGTTGCAAGATTTTAAAC